AGATAATGGTCAAAGCAAAGAAGCTAATTTTTAATCAGTCTGGGAAGTACTACGGAATAAAGGTATGTATCCCAAACGAATGGGCGTCTTTTTTAAACATCACAAAAGAAGACCCCGCTGTTATCATGGAATTAAGAGATAACAAAATAATAATCAGGAAAGGAGACACAGATGACAAGTCGTAGGAAATCAAAGAAAATATCGTCAACCGTAAAAGAATATCGCAAGCAAAGATCGCGTGTATTAGCAACAGTCAGGCGATACAAAAAGCAAGGTCTATACGTAGACTTTGTAGTACCAAATATCCCAAAGCGAATTACTCAAGCATCTGTAAGAAGACTAGCAAAAATAACACCAAAACAGATACAGCAAAAAACGTATGAATTAAATGACTATGGTGAAATAGTAGCGTCTTTTTACCAGTTTAAAAAGGAACAACGAAACAAGATAAAATTACCATTACCTAACTCAATATCAATGCCAGCAGAAGCCGATATGGCAATATCAAATTTTAGGGGTTATATATCTCAATTTAATGAAACAGCTATGGCAATAATAAATGATTGGTTAAATCGCCTATTATTTAAGTACAGCAAAGAAGAAGTAGGAAAAATGTTACAAGATGCGGGAGAAAACGGTCAATTAATAAGTTACAAAGTAGTATATGATAGAGATAAACTTTTGAATGCTCTCTCATCAATGTTAGATTATATGGATTTAGGAACGCTTGAAAGAGAGAAATTAATTGAATCTTTAGAATATGAGGAGAATTATCAGATATGAATAATATGATAATAGGTGAAAATATGAGATGCGTGTTAAAAAATTTAATTACTATGCTTGTGATTTTGAGACAACTGTCTTTGAGGGACAGGAATACACTGAGGTGTGGTCAGCGTGTTGGGCGCAATTACATAGCAACGATGAGCCAGAAATAGTGGGAAGCATCGAAGAATTTTTTATTAGGATGTTTAATTTATCAGGTAATAATATACTATATTTTCACAATCTCAAGTTTGATGGATCGTTTATAATTGATTATTTACTTAGAGAGCACTATGTATTTAAAAGAGTCCCTGAGAAGGAAATGGAAAATAATCAATTTAAAACGTCAATATCTGAAATGGGACATTGGTATAATATAATAATAAAAAAGAACAATAGAATTATAGAAATTAGAGACTCCTTAAAATTATTACCTTTTAGTTTAAAAAGAATTGGTGATGCTTTTGAAACAACGCATAAAAAACTGGAAATGGAGTATAAAGGATATAGATATAAAAACTGCCCTATCACAGAAGATGAAAAGCACTACATTAAAAATGACGTTTTAGTTTTAAAAGAAGCGTTAGAAATTATGTTTAATGAAGGGCATAACTCAATAACCATAGGTAGTTGCTGTCTAAAAGAATTTAAGTCATTTTATGATAAAATAGATTACAATAATCTGTTTCCAAATTTATATGAAATTGAAATGGATCAAAAGTACGGGCAGGAAAACGTTGGAGAATACATCAGGAAATCTTACAAAGGAGGTTACTGTTATTTAAAGCCTGAGTACGCTAATAAAATAATTAAGGGAGGATTAACATTAGATGTTAACTCCTTATATCCAAGTATGATGCACTCTATATCTGGTAATTTTTACCCCACCGGAAGACCGAGGTTTACATCAGATTTTAAAGAATTTAAAGAAAAGATAGAAACATCAGAATCTTTTTTGTATTTTGTAAGATTTGAATGTAGATTTGAATTGAAAGAAAATCATTTACCGACTGTACAAATAAAAGGAAATATGTTGTACAAGGGAAACGAATATTTGACTACCTCCGACATATATTATCACGGCTCATATCATAGATATTATCGTGATTTAGAAAATAATGTAAAAGAGGCCAAGGTTATATTGACTATGACTCGTCCAGATTTTGAAACATTTTTTAAACACTATAATGTTTACGATTTTAAGTTTTTAGATTGCTGTTATTTTTGGAAACAGAAGGGCATCTTTGATGAATACATAGATAAGTACCGTGAGATAAAAATGACATCAAAGGGAGCAAAACGGGAGCTTGCAAAACTTTATTTAAATAATTTATACGGAAAAGAAGCGGCTAGTACAGACAGCAGTTATAAAGTGCCATATCTAAACCCAGACAAAGATTGTCTAAGTTTTGATCTGGTGGAAGAGAAAGAGAAAACACCCGGATATATAGCGATAGGTAGCTACATAACATCTTACGCTCGTAATTTTACAATAAAAGCCGCTCAGAAAAATTATGACAATTTTATATACTCAGACACTGACTCAATACACCTAACCAACTGCACCCCAAAATCTGTGAGAATACATAACAAAAACTTTTGCTGTTGGAAAAAGGAATCCGAATGGGATAAAGGTTTGTTTGTCAGACAAAAGACATATATTGAGAGAGTAGTAAAAGAGGATAAACCATGTAAACCCAAAATGGAGATAAAGTGTGCAGGAATGCCTGAGAAAGCAAAACAAAATTTTTTGGCAGATTATAGGATGGAGGACTTTAAAATAGGGTTAAGGGTAAAAGGAGCACTTAAGCCAAAAAGAATAAAAGGAGGAATAATTCTGATTGATAATTTTTACGAAATGAGAAAATAAACTTGACGAATTGTACATAATATGTTACAATAAGGTTGTAGCAATATATTATATAAAATCAAAAAAAAGGAGAACTAAGATGAAAAAAATTACAAGAAGTATTATCACACACTCTGTGTCTTTTGCCGAAGTAAATGGCACAAATCTGGAAGTTTTTGAAACTAGGGAAATGGCTAATAAGCCGGGGGCACGCATGATCCAGCAGTTATCAAAAGAAAGAAAGAAACAGGTAGTTGTAATTTCTGACGTACCAATCGAGCGCAAATATTCCATGGATGTTGACACATTTATGAAATACGCAGAAGTTGAATACAACGAATTCGCAGATGAAGAACTTGAGGATGAATAGCATAATTTATTAATGATTATATGGAGGAATAAAAATGGGAAATGCAGAATATAGTGCAAAAGTAGTAGAAGCAACAAGAGAATTAACAGGTAAAGAAAGAGTAGCTATAAAAATGTTTACAGACGCACATCAACTTGATGAAGTTACACAGAATTATGAAGATGGTGTTTTGATAAACGTTGATTATGTAGCAAAAGTAGCTGTCCATAATGAAAAAAGTGACAACAAAGACTACAACAAATATATTTATGTAGACAAGGATGGGACAATGTACGTCTCAGGTTCCGAGACTTTATACAGAACTTATCAGGAAATTGCGGAAGAAATGGAAGATGAAGACGAAGATTGGGCAATTAAAGTGATCAGGAAAGAATCATCCAACTACAAAGGGAAAGATTTTTTAACTTGTGTAATCGTATAAAAAATATGCCCCGGAAACGGGGCTATTTTTAAATGTTTCACGTGAAACATTTTATAACGAAGGAGTATATTATGTATTATGACGGTACAAGATTATTATCACTGAATGACGCTGATGGAAACAAACCAGAAATCTATTTATGTGTCGGAAACAGAACCGCAGGAAAGACTGTATTTTTTAAAAGACTTTGTCTAAATAATTTTATCCAAGGAAAAGGAAAATTTATACAACTGTATAGATTTAATTATGAATTGTCCTCCTGTGCTGATATGTTTTTTAGAGATATAAAACCATTGTTTTTTAACAATGCTGAACTGATAGCCAGACCAGTAGCCAAAGGTTTGTTTTATGAGTTGTATTACAATGAGAAAAGTTGTGGTTTTGCTATTGCATTAAGTAACGCTGATGCACTAAAAAAATACTCGTCCTATTTTAATGAGGTTACCAACATTTTTCTGGACGAATTCCAATCTGAAACGAATCACTATTGCGCTGATGAGATCAAAAAATTCCAATCGATACATGTTACTATCGCAAGGGGGGAGGGAAAACAATATAGATACACTCGCACCATATTAGCATCAAATAGTGTTACTATGTTAAACCCATATTACAAGGCAATGGGTATACACAAAATGTTGCGTAGTGACACAAAATTTTTAAGGGGAAATGGCTGGGTTATGGAGCAGACCTTTAATGAGACAGCCAGTAAATCTTTATCTAACTCAGGTTTTGCAAAAGCTTTTGATGATGGCTATTCCGACTACGCCGCTCAAAATGTATATCTTAATGACAACGATAGTTTTATAGAGCACATCAAAGGTAAATGCAGATATATAGCAACAATAAAACATGGCTCAAAATATTATGCAATCAGGGAATTTTTTGAGGACGGAATTGTATACGTAAATGATAGTCCTGATATGACATATCCAGTAAAGTTAACTTTTAAGGCTGACGATCACGAGCAAAATGCATTAATGGTAAATAAGTCAACTTTTGTAATGCAGTATTTACGCAAAGTTTTTGAACATGGTCAGTTAAGATTTAATAATTTAGACAGCAAGAATATTATTTTTGATATTTTATCCATATAGGTATCTTTTGGCAACGCTGATACTTACTGTGATGGGGTAGCACGGGTTAAAAACCGCCTGTCAAGTTGACCGTTTTGCTAACGTGATTTATCAGGCTTGTCAATTTCAGATACACAAGGGGCGGATTTCGATCCGCCCTTTTTAATGATTCACGTGAAACATTTTTGGTACAAAATTCTTAACTTTTATTTTTATTCGTTTTGTGTTATAATTAAAGTGAGAATAAAGAAGGGAGGGTAAGGTTATGACACCTGTGGATGTTGCCAATATGATAGGTAACTATGGGTTTCCGATTGTTTGTTGTGGCGCTATGTTTTGGTATATGATCAAAAAAGACACGCAACACAAAGAAGAATCTGAAAACATGCGAAAAGCAATCGAAAATAACACGCTAGTTATCCAACAGCTAGTGGACAATTTTAAAAAGGAGGAATAAAGAGTGGCTATTTTAACAAGATCGGGCATGGAAAAAATATTACGCCGTATTATGGAAAGTGGCGGAATGACCGAAGATATGGAACAAGACATTGAACGCCTGAGAGACGATTTTGACGAAAGAGAAGGAATTTTAAAAAGGTATGGAGAAACATATGACGGTGAAGATCGTGACGAATACGATTATTCCGAGCGTGATGGCATCAACATTTACACACCAAAAGAAGAGGAAAAAGATTGGAAACAGGAATATGACAATTTAAAAGAACGCTACATGAACCGTTTTTTCGGAACTTCTGATGTGAAAGATGAGTTTGACGATATAATGGAAGATACGAAAGAAGACGTAAAAAGAGACGGAACAGTCCAGAGTTTTGACGAATTATTAGAAAGAACGGAGGGTTAATATGCCAACTAAACCGAAAGCAACCAAAAATTTAAACGAATTAAATTCTGCCGACATTTTAAATGTAACCCGTAATGAGATAGGCGGTACATATGCGGATCAGGTGCCAGTGGCGTTAAAAGAGGGAGATACATTTAACGGAGCTAAAGTTACAAAAGATCAGTCTTTGCAGTCACTTAGAGGTATCGGCGATATTATCATGCAGTATCAGCCATTACAAAACGCTTTTTTAACAAACCTTGTAAACCGCATAGGGAGAGTCATTATAACATCAAGGCTTTATGAAAACCCGTGGGCGGGATTTAAAAAAGGCTTGCTGGAATACGGGGAAACTGTTGAGGAAATTTTTGTGGAAATTGCAAGACCTTATCAGTTTAATCCAGAAAAAGCGGAAACTGACCTTTTTAAAAGGAGAATCCCAGACGCTCAGGCCGCTTTTCACATCATGAATTACCAAAAATTTTATCCTACAACTGTTAGTAATGACCAGCTTAGACAGGCATTTTTGTCATGGCAGGGAATCACCGATTTAATTGGTAGAATTATTGAGCAGTTATACACGGCGGCAAATTACGATGAATTTTTGGTCATGAAATATCTCATTGCAAGATGCGCGCTGGATGGAAAAATATCAACGACAGTTATCCCAACTGTTACAGCAGACAACGCAAGGTCTGTGACTACTACAATGGTAGAATCTGCAAAAAACTTAAGTTATATGTCTGCTAATTATAACTATGCAGGAGTACGCACTTACACAGACCCAAGATATCTGTACACTATTTTAACAACTGAGCTGTCCTCAATTTTTGATGTCCAGGTTTTGGCATTATCATTTAACATGGACAAAGCGGAGTTGATTGGGCGGCAGATTGGGGTAGATGGTTTTGGTACTATTGATGAGGAGAGATTGCAGGAGATTTTTGCCGATGATCCAAATACAACTTATACTCCATTTACAGATGATGAGTTAAACTCACTTAAATCTATCTCGGGGTTGATGGTTGATAGTGATTGGTTTATGATCTTTGACAATTACTACAACATGACAGAGGTGTACAACGCTGAGGGGCTGTACTGGAATTATTTTTACCACGTCTGGAAAACATTTTCCGTGTCCCCTTTTAGCAACGCGATTTTGTTTACAACTATTACCCCAGAGATTACCAACGTTACAATATCCCCAACTAAAGCAACAGTCGCTAAAGGCGGGACAGCACAATTTATTGGCACAGTAGAGGGTAATGGATTAATAAACAAAAAAGGACACTTTAGCATTGCGGGAGCAGTATCGCCCGGAACAAGCATCAGTGATGATGGTCTTTTGATTATTGCGTCAGATGAGACAAAAACATCTTATAATGTTTTATATATAGCTGATGCTGATCAAACTAAAACAGCAACCGCAACAGTAACAATCACAGGTTAGGGGTAGAGATATGCCAATCACACCGCAATCACGGTTAATATTGATAAACAATACTAGGTTAACTGATTACAAAAATCAGATGGACTTTAAAAATGCGTCCGACCAATCTCTATACTTTTTGTCTAAAAAATATAGAGAGTATAACGATTTCCAATACTTGCGCAGGGATGGTACGATTGCAGTTCCGGAAAATTACGATAATCTTTACGGATGTGATTACATTATGTTTCAAAACAAAAATTTTGGAACAAAATGGTTTTACGCATTTATACGTAACAAAGAGTACGCAAATGACGAAAACACAATAATCACATTTGAGATAGATGTATTCCAGACGTGGCAATTTGACATCGAGTATTTAAAGTCATTTATTAGCCGTTCTCATCAGCAACAATTTTTGTCAGATGGCACCCCGTGGTTGTCCAATCTTTTCCCCGAGCAAGTGGAGTACGGGCGTGATTATGTTGTGACTCACACGGAGGTTGTCAGTTGGAATACGTATTACGTGTTAATGTGCTCAAGTGCTGACCTCACATCAGATTTTGGTGACACTGACAACCCCAAACTAAAATCATCAACTGGAGGTACGTTTGACAAAATGCCATCAGTATTAGATTATTATGTCATAGATAATCTAAACGATAACCAATCACCAAGGACTGATAGTTTACAAGCAATTTTATCTGAGCTAAAAGACGTGCCTTGGATAACTCAGTGTATACAATCAATAACTATTGTGCCTGAGGAGGTGGTTGGTAACAACTTTGAGGTCGTTAACATGGCGTCAGGCAAAAAGATCGGCAGGTTGAGAGACGGTTATAAAAGCTCAAACTTTATACTAAGTAGTATAGACAATTGGTGGAGTTATTTTCCAAAGTACGACAATTCCAAGTTATATAGCTATCCTTACAGCTATATAGAAATGACGGCTTATAATGGTAATCAATTTATTATAAAACCAGAAGCGGTTAATGAGTTGTCAAAATTAGAGCTAGGGTTAGTAAATTATGTTGGGGCTTCTCCACGGCTTACATACTATCTTAAGTATTATAACGATTTTGGAGATAATGGACACGAGTACGATGGGCGACCAGAATATGGAGAGTTTTTAGACGCGGGGTTATCAATCGCTAATTTCCCACAACTCCCAGTAACTGTTGACAATTATCTGTTATATATGGCTAATAATGCAAATAGTTTTGCTTTATCAAATAGTATCAACAGTTACAACAAAAAAGAAGCTGTTGCTATGGGGGCTATAGAGGGAGGTGCGGGGGCGCTAAGTTCCATTTTGTCTGGTAATATTGGAGGTACAATTGGCTCAATTTACAGTGGTGCAAAAAGCGCATACACTGGGGTTAAAAATAGTGAGATTGCTATACGTCAGCAGATGGCAAAAATTCAAGATGCAGAAATCGCCCCTCCTACGCTTGCGGGACAAACGGGCGGTGATGCGTTTAATATCGCAAACGGAATCAATGGTATAACATTAAAATGGAAAACCATACGCCCAGAATATGCGGAAAGACTCGAAGAGTATTTTACTCGTTATGGTTACGTTCAGAATAAAATCGAAACTCCTTCTCTTACGGGAAATAAGAATTTTAATTACGTACAGACTACCGGGTGCATATTAGGAGGTAATATTCCAAAAGACGATATTGAGATACTAAAAAATATGTTTGACAACGGTACAACTATATGGCATGGCGATATAGGTAAGTATAATGATAATCCGTGGACAGGGGGCTAAAATGGCAAGAAAAAATTACAATAAAATTTATGGCTACAACAAAGCCCTAGATGGATGGAGTAGTTTGTGGCAAAATAATGTCACATATTTACATTATTACTACTTTCTAAAAGAGCTGGCCATAAATATGTACAAATGGGAGGGTTTACCAGATACAATTGACGAGCGGTTTTTAGAGTTGACGCTTTTTGATAATGGTTATGGGCTGTATTTTAGAGACGAGATTATTGGCGATTTATTTTTACAGTGTACGATTGGCGGAGAATTGGATGTATACAGGATACCAATTAATCGTATGGCGTACAGTGTAAATGGTTACCAAAATTTTAAAACTAAATCTGACTCTGTTATTGTTTTTAACAACTTTTTGCATACCACCACTCATATTGATATAGATATGTTTGCACAAAAACTTTACAATGTGAGCAGGTCTATTGACGTTAATATTAACGCTCAAAAAACTCCACTTATGATCGTTTGCGATGAAAAACAAAAGCTAACGATGAAAAATGTGTATATGCAATATGAGGGAAACGAACCTTTTATTTTCGCAAACAAAAATTTCGAAGCAAACGCGATACAAGTATTGAAAACAGATGCACCATTTATCGCGGATAAATTGAGCATCGAAAAAAATCGAATCTGGAATGAAGCTATGTTATTTTTAGGTATTAACAATAATAACATGGATAAAAAAGAGCGTCAGATCAGTGATGAGGTAAACAGCAATCTTGAGCAGATATCAATGTCTAGGCAGATCGGTTTAAATTCACGCCGACAGGGGGCGGATGAAATCAACAGAATGTTTGGAACAAATATAACTGTAAATTATAACCCAGAGTTAGAGCAGTTATATAACGTTATGGTTTTTGGGCAAGCAGAAGACATCGAAAATGTTCCACGTGAAACATCTGAAAGTGAGGTCAATTTGGATGAGTAAATATACAACAGAGTTACGATATCTTATTCAATCAGGTTTCGATTTGGGACTTAATGATTACCCCATTTTCGATGAAAATTATCGTTCGAAACTAAACGAAAAAATACTTAATCACTATTATATGCGTGAGATTGGTTTTGAGACGGCAGGATTATTTAAGAGATACTTAAATGTCAAAATGAATGAGATCATGCCATATTATAATCAGTTGTATTTATCAGCCCAGATTGAATTCGATCCCCTTGAAACATATTCCACAAACGAGCAATATGAAAGGGAAACAACAGGGGATAACACGTCTCAAGATGAGGGAGAAAACAAGTCACTACAAAATGATACTCCCATGGGTTCACTACAAGACCCATTTTCAGAAAACTACGCAACAACCTCACAAAAGACGAACGCAACTAATACAACAAAGTTGAATTCTTCTGAAAACGAAAAATATAGTCGTAAGTTGTCTGGAAAAAACGACTCAAAATCTAATAGTCAATTATTAATGGAGTATAGGCAAAGTTTTTTGAATATTGACATGCTGATAATTGAGGAGTTGGATGTACTATTTATGCAACTATGGTAAGGAGGTGACAAAAAATGATTGGTAATGTATATCCGTTTTGGCGTTGCTTTAAAGTTATGCCAGTTGTATATGATGAGTCTTTGTCATATTACGAGGTGCTTTGTAAACTCACTTATAAGATCAATGAGGTTATTGAGCAATTATCGTTAGATTATTCTGAGATTTATAAATATATCGATCAACAGGATAAATTTACATTAAATTCTGCCAATAATTACACAGATTCAAAAGTGTCAGAATTAGAACTTGTTATCAATAACCAATTTACTGTTTTAAGTGATGCTATAAAAAGTGCTGACCAAAAAACAAGATCATGGGTAACAGAGCAGATTACAGATTTAACGATTTGGTTAGAGCAACAGGGCAAATCTATTTATGTGATTAACCCGATTACAGGTTATACTGATACTGTCCAAAATGTGCTTAATGATTTTTATAATTATTTTAACTATTATGCACTTACATGTATTGAGTATGATGGGCTTAATCTTACAGCAGATATGTATGACGCAAAAAATATAACATGTTACCAGTATGATTTTTATGCAAAAAAATATCTGACAGAGGATGATAGATTTTATATGTTTAATCCAGTGACAGGGCAAAGAGTTTTTTACAAAAACGTGATAGACTTTTTAGTGTCCTTGCATAGAGAGGACGCGTTAACTTGTGTTGGATATGACGATAAAAATATCACAACAGATGGTTATGATAACTATGATATTACAACTTATCAATATGACTGGGAGGGTAAGACTATCCTTGCAGTAGCTTAAGGAGGATTAATATATGTCACATACAAACAAAACACCAAACTACGATTTACCACAATTTATAGGTACTGATAAGGCTAGCTGGTTGGGAGATTTAAACCCAGCATTTTTGGCAATTGATGCGGGGATGCAGGCTAACAAGGTTGCCGCGCAGGCGGCAGAAGTTTCGGCTGGAGAAGCTAGTGCTCTGGCGCAATCTGCTAACTCTGTTGCTAACTCTGCTAACAATTCCGCGGCAAACGCATTATCAGAAATTGACAACTGGATTGAGATAAATATCAATAACCCTGACACGACTAATTTTGTCCAGTACAACTGCATATTGCAATTTAACCCAGGTTTGGGTATAGCTAGTCTATATAACTTAATAGAGTTTAAAGATGGATTTACACCCGTTCTTGGTAAGTCGGGCACACCTTTTATTATTTTACCCAATCAGTATTTTAACAATACTTACGAGTCTACACTATATTTTAGTGGTAATGTTAGTGTAGCTGACACACAAGGCAATATTAGTTATACTAATCCACAATATATAATTTCCGGCGGTAAAATATATCTAAAAACATTAGGCGGATCAGTACCTAGTAACGGGAGATATAGATTCTCAATTTTATCACGCATGTATTATATCAAAAAATGGTTAAAATAAATGAGTATTTATGATCAAAATTGGAAAAGCTATGCAATGTACGTAACAAGCACAGTAGAGACTAACTGCAATTATGGTAGTGTTGAGTCGTGGGCTATGGCTGGTATTGGTATTATGCAATGGACATATGGCAGGAGTTGGGATTTATTAAATCTACTGATAACTGATTATCCTGATACTGCTAACCAACTACCAATTTTGTTACCTCAAATTCAGGCAGGTAGAGACGCCTGGGGCAACAAAATTTTTACGCAAAATGAAGCTAATGAGGTTAGTGCTGTGCTTGTTACTGATGAGGGTGTTAACACACAAAATAAGTTGTGGGAGTCAGATTGTGATAATTCTTATATTCCCCTCCTGCGTGATGAGTGCGGAATAACTGATCCTAAAACCGCTATTTTTGGGTTAACTAATTATCATCAATCACCGCAGGCGTTTTATCAGATCTTTAACGGATGCGGTAATTGTAACTATGATGTGTGGTATATGACAGTACTCAATAATGGCATAGTTGGTAGTTATTATAATCGTCAAAATACAGTAAAAGCCCTGTTGGATGAGTGGGACGGAGAAAGTGGTAAGGAGGGTTTTGGTAACTATGATCCACAACATAGTATCGGCGGAAATCAAAATCAAAATAGTGGTAACCCAGATAATACCTCCAAACCTTTTGAGACATCCATAAATATTAAGTCATTACAAAAGTTTGGTAAAACATTCTTTTTATACTTGGATAACCAGGGCACCAACAAAAAAATTGAGTTTTATCAAGCTAGCGATAAATTATGGTTACCAATTTATCGCAACGAAAAAATCCAAGGAGAAACTACTACTACCCCTCAGCCGTCTTATCCAAATACAGGTACAGGCGCACCAGACCAGCGTCAACAATTAGTTGACAAAATTTTAACTTATGAGGGTAAACTCGGCTACTCTCAATCTGGTGATCTGCGTATGTGGCCTGATAATGGTTATGCTGATTGCTCTGGGTTAGTATGGCATTGTTACAACAGTGTTGTGGGTGTGGAGATAGGCACGTGGACAGGGACGCAAGTAGAAAACGGCACACTAATCAAAGAGGGTAGTGGGACATTAGACACAAGTGATCTGCTAAATGGAGATTTAGTATTTTTTAACTGGTGGTATCACAATCCGTATTTTGATCACGTAGAAATGTATATAGGTAACAATCAATTATGTGGGCATGGGGGTGACCCCTATTACGGTCCAACAGTCAAGCCGGATGCAGGAGCATACTCAAGGGATGCTTTTGATTGGCAAGTAAGGAGGTATATATGATTATTGATATATCAAAATGGCAGGGAGTTATTAATTGGGATTCAGTAAACGGCGCTATTGATGGTGCTATTATTCAGTGCGGATTTGGGGACGATATTACTAGTCAAGATGATCCATATTTTTTACGCAACATTGAGGAGTGTAACAGATTGGGTATACCTTATGGTATTTATCTTTACAGTTATGCCAATTCAAAAGCGCACGCAGAATCGGAGACTAAACACATTTTAAGGTTGGCTAAAAAATGCAAATTGTCACTACCGATTTATATTGATATTGAGGATGCTGTCATAAGGGCAAATTACAATGCTCAATATTTTATTGATATGGGGCAGGCGATTGAGGACGCTGGTTATTGGTTTGGATATTATTGTAATGAGGACTGGGCTAAAAATGTGATTAAAAATAGTCTGGACAGATTCACAAGTTGGATCGCAAACTATAGTCGTAAGCCCAGCGTGCCTTTTGACATATGGCAGTATTGCAGTGACGGGAGTGTGCCAGGAATTAATGGAGGAGTTGATTGCAATGAAATGGTAAGAGATTTGTTAAAAGAGATAAAAGGTAATTCTGTAACAAACAAGCCCGCAGAAAAACCAAAACCTAGCGCGGTTGATTATGTTGTAAAAAGTGGAGATACATTATCTGGTATTGCTAGCTTATATGGCACAACTTACCAAAAGATTGCTAGTGATAATGGTATAAGTAATCCTAATCTTATTTACCCAGGGCAGATTTTAAAAATTAATGGTGGGAGTGCACCAGCACACAAAACTTATGTTGTAAAACAGGGTGACACTTTGTCTGGGATTGCTAGTCAGTTTAACACGTCTTACCAAAAGATTGCAAACGACAATGGGATCAGCAATCCTAACTTAATTTATCCGGGACAGCAGTTAATTATCAAATAACAAAAGCGGGGCGTTTGCCCCGCAATTAAAAAGTTATCTGTTTGTTTCTCCTGCGTTAGAGTGTACAAGTTCGTTTTCTTCTAACGTTGCCCAGATCGCTTTTATCTGACTTTGATTTCCTTCTATTGCTTGATTCATAGATTCAACGCCTGATGTGATTGTTTGCTGTGCTTGCTCTAAGGCGCTTATTCTGTTCTCCAATGTTGATGTGTCAAGCACTGGGATTTCTGGTGTCTCTTTATTTTCTAGTTCTGTTATTTTGTCAGACAAAAGTGATATCTGTTTTTGTTGCTCTTCTATTACGTTCTGGTTATCGTTTGATAGTACTAAGTATGACGTGTAAGCTGTGTAACCAGATAGTAATATGACGAGCAGGAGTAAAAACCAGTTTCTTTTGATGTAGTTCATTCTCTTCACCTCCTTTCTTTTTGTATTTGTGTTACTTTACATCACCTCCTTTAATAGATTGGTTTTAAAATTGTTTGTAAAAAATCTTTTAGATTCATGTATTCTGGTAAAGCTACAAATACTGTGTCTGGTGTAAAGTATATTACTTGACTTTCTAGTAAGTCCCAGTCACAATCAATTAATCTCATAACTTTTGCTTGTTTTAATGTTATAGTTTCATTCTCATGTTTAGTCTTTATTGTTAATGTCTTTCCCATTGTGTATTCACTGTTTCTTACCAGCAAGTGTCTTAATTTTAGTCTATACAAATTTCCGTTTGATTTCAATAAAGTTCTGTAATAATTTACCTCTTCTTCTAACTCGTCTAAATCCATAAATATAGCTGACCGGTAACTTTCTGCTTTTGGTATTCCATATGCTAAGTATTTAAATGACATGTACTTTTCTATCAATGTCTCTGCATATCCTAGTTTGTAGTCGTCTGAGTAAAATACTTTACATATCTCTCTTTTTTGTTCTTTGTCTGTGTCAAAGTTTATTGTCGTGTATCCATTCTCCCATTCTATTTCACAGTCTGTTAAATAAATTTTTAGTTCTAAACTTGTTTCATAATATGTTGCGTTAAAATATCTTTTGTAGTAATATCCCCAATATTTAACGTTGTTTTCTGTGTATTTCACAATAAGTGCTTTTTTCATCTTTATACCTCCTCATTTAAATATACTTCGTTGTGATTAAAAGCAAATACGTGTAAATTCCCGTATTTTATAACTGCTTTATTAGCTTCTTCAAATATTGATACCCCATCCATGTTAATCATTATTCTAAGTGTTGTGACTGGTATCCATACTACATTGTTAAGATATACTTCTTTATAAGGAGGTTCATAGAATGTAATCATGTGAACCTCCTTATTTGTAATAAAATTAATAAAAACTTTCAAGATAATCGATGTTCCTATTTTTACAATATTCACAGCACTTTTCATAACTACCTGTGAATAGCTCGTTGTAATCCTCATCTTTCTCTATAACATGATGAGTTCCATTTCTGTAAATAACAATTAGCTCATTGCTTCCCATAAATAAATTATACATATTTTTTCCTCCTTATTGATTGTTGTTCTTCTTTAACTATATTTATTATACCATATTATTTTTTAAAATTGCAATACATTTGTTACAAGTTTTTTGATTTTTTTATATGGGGAATTTTTAGTACAATTTTAAAGTTAATGGGGCAAA